TTTATTAAAGTTATTTTTATTAAAGTTATTTTTATTAAAGTTATTTTTATTAAAGTTATTTTTATTAAAGTTATTTTTATTAAAGTTATTTTTATTAAAGTTATTTTTATTAAAGTTATTTTTATTAAAGTTATTTTTATTAGCGTTATTTTTATTTTTTTTATTTCTATGATTAATCTATAATTATGATAGTTAATTTTATTGATCTACAATGTAATAATTTAGTATTATATGATCCATATGAAGAAAATAATGATATTGTAAAAATTGATTTGTGTTATGAAAAAAATAATGCATTAATGTTAAAATTAGAAGAGTTAAATGTTTTAACTGTTACAGAAAAAAATATAATTCTTAATTTAAAAAATAAAGAAAATATAAAAAAAAAATTTGATGAACTTGATACAACTATTGTTAATATAATTCAAGAGAGAAAAATAACTAAAAGATTAAAAACAAAATTTAATTATAGACAGTTAACATCTAACTATTCTGGAAAAGAATTATCTTTTGATATTCTGAACTTAAATCTTAATTTTGAATCTTCTGATTATATCACTAAAATATATAAAAATAAAAAAACTGAAGTTGATCAAAGAGAAATGTATGAATTATTAAAAAATAATGGTAAAGCACAAATAGTATTTGAAATTAAATCAATTATTTTTGATAAAAAAGAAAACATTATATATTTAGAAAATATTGTGAGACAAATGAAAGTCAAAAAACTCAAACCAAAAAGGATAGAAAAATTAGATTATTCATTTATTGATTCAGATAATTCAGATAATTCAGATAATCTTGATAATAATTTAAATAATAATGATGATAATAATGATGATGATAATAATGATGATGATAATAATAATAATAATAATAATAATGATGATAATAATAATGATTCTGATTATGATAATCATTTTTATAAAAATAAAAATAAAAATAAAAATAAAAATAAAAAAAATAATGATGATGATTGTTTAGTAAATAATGTTATTGATACAGAAACATCATATGAAGTCGCATTACAAACAGATGATGAATAAATAAAGTTAATCAAATTCTACAATAAAATTATAAGCTTCTTGTTTATTAACAACTTTTGATTTTATATTAGTAATAACTGAATTATTACTCTTTTCTGATTTTAAAGATTTTAAAGATTGTTCTTCTTTTAATTTATTTTTTAATTTATTTTTCTTTTTTATTTTATCTAATTTATTTGATTTATTCATTTCATCAATAATCGTTTGATAATTTTTTTCAACACAATCAATAATTTTATTTGATATAGCCCATTTAAAGAAATTTAATTGTCCAAGTGTTGTTGTTACTAGTTTTGTATTATCTTTTCTATCATAATTATACAAAAATTTTCTATCTCTTCTAAATGGATCAAAGTTCTTTTTTTTATAAGATTTTAATTGTGCTTTGTACATAATATTTATACTAAAATAATCTTTATCATCTATTTTAATATCTACATTTTTTTTAGAACATCTAGTAGCAACCCATTCAAGTACTCTTAAAGATATACAATCACCAGTATCAGTATCTTTATCTTTATTAATTATTTTAACCATTTTTTCAACTAATAATGGATCACATTTTCTAAAATATTTATCAATCATTTTAAAATATCTAAATTGTCGTTGATTATTTACAAAAAATATTTCAGGAACAAAATTCTTTTCAACATATGTACTATTATCATTACATTCTGAATTACTTGAATGGGTTTTATCTGAATATACACTCGATACATCTGACATGATATTAATATATATATCTTTAATGACATATATATTTAAGTTATTTTATTAAATAAAATAATATTATAAAACTAATATTATAAAACTAATATTATAAAACTAATATTATAAAACTAATCATAATCAGATTCTGAATCTGAATCTGAAATATTATTATTATTTATTTTTTTATCTTCTTTTTTATTTACAGTTTTAGTTTTTTTCTTTGGTTTTAATTCTTTTTTCTTAAGATTTTCTTCTTCATTTTTAGCAATAATATCTATTTCTTCTTTTGTAAGATTTAAATTATCATCAGTTAACATTTGAATTTCAATATCATTTTTAAATTTGGCATCTTCTTTAATATTTTCATTATAAATTTCTTCTTCAATCGAATCTTTAATAATAAATCTAACAACTGATACTTGTTCAAGTTGTCCTGTACGATGCGCACGTCCAATAGCTTGTCTTTCAGTATTTTTACGAAATTCATAAGTACCACTAATTGGTTCTAGTAATATAACTTTGGTAGCTACAGTGAGATTAGTTCCGGCAGCCGCACTTGTTGAGGATAACATAATAACACGAATATTTTCTTTAGTTGTAAAATCTCTTATTGCTTTATCGCGTGACCAAACATTACCTCTACAGAATACATTTTGTATACCATATCTATCAAGAGTATCACCTACTTTTTTGAGAAGATCATCCCATTGTGAAAATATGATACATTTTTCTTTACTATTCTTAATGTAAAATATAAGATTTGCAAGTTTAGTTCCAATCTTATTAATTAAGCTAAGTTTATCTTTTATATCTGTTGTTTGTTCTTTACGTGAAAGATCTTCAAATGATATCATATATATTTCATTTTGTTTTGTTGGTTTCATACATTGAGGACATTTTGGATTAGATTGTATCATTTCTTTAATACATTGAAAACAATACATGTGTCCGCATTTTGTAACACCAACATCTTCACCTGTAATTGGATTAAGACATATACTACACATTTCTTCTTCATCAATATCATCATTATTTTTTTTATTTTTATGTTTCTCAGTAATTTTATTTATTTTATCCATCATATTAGTAAAAAATTCAGATGTTGAACGTTTACCATCATATTGATTAATTGCTTCTTCTAGTTTATAATTAAGATTATTTAAATTTTCTTTCATAGTTTTTAGAGTTATTGATGGATTATTATTTAATTGATTATGAATTTGTTTTACTATATTATCAATGTTATTATCATTAATAATAATTAACGTTTTATTATTATCTTCATCATTCTCATCATCAGATGAATCAATATCTATATTATCATTATCATTATCATTATCATTATCATTATCATTATTATCATTAATATAATATTCACCTAATTCTTGTAAATTATCAGTGTTATCAAATTCAGGATCTTTTACTTTTTCAGGATATTCAATTTGAACTTTATATCCTAATTGTTTAAGATATTTTCTATAACGTCTAAATTCAGTAATTTTTATTTTAAATTCTGCTTTTTTTATTTTATATTTAATAAATCTTATCTTACGTTCTGCTACACTTGTTACTTTCTTATGATGATTAACAATAGTTTTTTGAATATCTTCTGGTGTTTTACATCCAGCTAATTCATCTTTTAATTCATCAATAATACGAGGATCACAACATGCCTGTCGTACGTGTACTGATAGTTTATCAACATTTGAATTAACAATATATGCATTATATAAGGCACGTTCTGTTGGAGTAAATTTAAGTTTTATAATTTCTTCTTTTAATGGTTTTAATTTATATTCACTCTTACGTGATTCATTTGTATTTTTACGATAAAATTTATTTAATAGATAATTTTGTACAGATTCAATATCCAATATATTTTTAACATTAGTTATCTTGTAATTTGTAACATAATCAACCATATTTTCAAGACATAATTCACTTTTATCAAATGGTGTACCTGTTACAATCCATTTATATTTACTTTTAAAAAGAGGTAATAATTTTAATATATATGAATATTTTGTATCAGTTATTATAGAATGAAATTCATCAGTTACTATACGATAAAATTTAATACAATTTAATAACGGTTTAGTTTCAAATAATTTTTTAGGATCAGTCTTAATTTCATTAAGTTTTTCTAATATTTTTTCTGTTGCCTTTTCTTTAGAATATTGTGATGATTTTATCCACGTTAATGCTTTTTTAGTTCCAGATAATTTTTTAATCCATTGGTCAAAATAGCATTCATTACCAATAAAATTAAAAGAAACAATTATAAAATCTGCATCTAATAAATCTATATATGTTAATTTATCATGTTGTACTTTTGCAAATAATTTTATAACTTTTAAATTATACTCTTGTTTAATTGTTTTTTCAAATTCTCTTGTCCATTGTTCTGCCACTTGATTTTGACAAAATATAATTGTTGCTTTACTTGTAAGATATGTATCGTCATTAAAATATGAAATATTTTTTGGTTGATTCATTAAAGATGCAGCAATAACTTCAAATGTTTTTCCAACTCCCATTTCATCTGCAAGTAATCCTCCATCAAATTCTATTTTTTTACGATCTTCAAATTGTACAAATTGTTTTTGTACCGAATCATATACTATGTCACCAAAAAATATCTCATCATTATGACTATAATTTAATTTTCTTCTTTCAATTTCAGTATCATACATCCATTTAACTGTTCTTTTCTGATAATCAAATAATCGTATTTTAGTAAATGATGGTTCTTCAATGATTAGATCGGTCATATCTGTATTCGCATCAGCTGATTTTAATTTTATTAATTCATTTGTGTTTTTATTATTTTTTTTTGTTTTATATGCACAATGATATGAACATGTTCTTATTAAAAAATCTTTATTTGGAATATTATTTAAATTTTCTTTTAATTTTTGATGATTAACGCATACTGTTAAATATTTTTTTTCTTCACAAATATCTGTTTTTGATAATAATTTTATTGGTATAACAAAAAAAGTTATTTGATAAAAATTAGTGTCAATGTCTTCAGTAATATTTGGAATATCAGTATATTTATTAAATTCTTTTATCGCATCTTTACCAACAAATGTTATATAATCTCCAGAATATAATTGTTCTAATGTTATATTATTTGTATTTTCATTTTTGTATCCATGATCACAACAATACTTATCATAAAACATATATGTATTACCTTCAATATTCATATTTATTATAATAAAAATTATAATCTTATATAATTATGATTTTAAAAGATCAATTTTTTTAATCTATGAAAAATTTATAAAAAATTTATAAAAAATCTATAAAATATTTATAAAAAATTTATGAAAAATTTATGATCATAAATTAATATCCTTTACACCACTAGAACAATAATCAAAAGTCAACAGAGTCTTAATTTTTAGAGATTTGAGTTATCAAAGATAACTTAATTTATATTATAGACATTCTTACCGTTTTATTTAAAAATCTGGTATTAAATTTTAATTTTAAAATATTATCTATATCTGTTATATAATCTTTTTTATCAATAATAATTTTTAACATATTATTATATTCTTTAATATTTTCTTCTTTTATTTTAAAATTTATTTTTTCTATAAAATCTAATAGAATATTAATGTTATAAAATAATATCATTTTTAGAATTATATATGATAAAAATGATGAAGTTTGATTTATATTTATATTAAATAAATCTGATCCATTATTTCCATTAAAATATTTGATTATTTTAGATGTTTGATACAATAAAAATTTCATTTCTGTTTCATATATATCTTGAATAGTTAAATTATATTTTATAGATTTCCAACACATATTTATTATTGAAGCGACTGATTCATTATAACTTTCATTAATTCTATTTTCATTAATTTTATTTTTAGTTAAATCAAAAATATTAAACATATTATTAATATCATTACATAAATGATTATTTTCAAATAATTCATTATCTAATTGTATATAATGTAATAATTCATGTATTAATACTTTTTCTAATTCTTCTTTTCTCCATACAGTAACACAATATAATGGTATAGTTGCTCCGGAATTAATATTCATCGGAGATATTAATTTTATTTTATCAAAAAGATATTTTTTTCTATTGCTTAAAAATATAATAACATTGTAAAAATCATATTTATTAATATTATAATATTTATTTATTGCTCTTATAAGATTTATTATTTTTATTATTTTTTCTAATTCATATTTAATATTATTGTCATCAATATTATAATAATAGAGACTTATTTTATAATAATCATTATCTATTACAATATTTTTTAGATCATGTGATTCAATTTCGTGTATTATATCTATGGATAAAAAATTATTATAAAAATTATGAAATATTTCATATCTATCTTGATTAATTGTCTTATTTTGATTGATTAACATATTATTAATTTCATATAAATTACAATCATGATGATTTTTTGTATAAAAATTAATAAAATCTTTAAATGTTTTTATTTCAGGAAATTTTTGTTTAAATAATTCATAATATTGAGGATAATCATTTTTATCATGTATTTTTTTAATATTTTTAATTTGATATTGTGGAATAACAATTTTTTCATTATATATAGTTTTTGATATATTTAATAAATTACATATAATTGTTTGTTCTATATTTATTTTTATTTTTAAATTGTTATTTATTTTTTTCATATATCTGTATAAATAACTTGAATATTTGTCTAATTTCATATAATATTATATATTTTTTTTTTGTAAAATATGATTTTGTGTGTTTTTTGATTTGATTTTTTTATAAATAATATTATATAATGAATAGAAATAATAAACCTATGAATAATAATTTAGTGAATAAATATCAAACATATATGAATAACAATACACCTTTTCAAAAAAATCCATTATTAAATAATAATCCATCTTTTATGAATGGATCAAAAGATGCATCTTTTTATAACAAAATTAATATGGCTAAATTAGAACAAATTAAAAGAGCAAAAAATATTGATGAAATTGGATTAAATAAAAATCAAATTACTGATTTAATTATTCAACCAATATCAATCAATAAAACAAATAAAAAAGAATTAGATGATACATATAATCAAATTATACCTACGCATAAAAAAATAATTGAAGAATGGTGGAGATCTAGAACAAATCAACCATATAAAAATATTATTAAAAAAGATTTATTTAATAAAAATTATAAAAAATATTATAAAGATCAGATTTTTGATACTAATATGAAAAATAAAGATGAATTAATAGTTCATAAAGTTAGTGCGGTTGATTATGATGAGTTATTATTAGAGGCTGAATTTGAATTATTAAATGGTATTATTGAAAAACATAATGATGAATTAAAAACTATATATTCAACATCTAAAAAAAATCAATATAAAAAAGAATTTGAATATGTACAAAATTATCGTTACAGATTGGAATATAATCCTAAAAATTCTGAAGAATTAAAAGATTTCTATAAAAAAGAACAGAAAAAAATAAATAAAGAAAAGAAAATGATTGATGATATCATTAATAATTTAATAGAAAATGATGAATTATCAAAAGAGGAGATAGAAAAAATAAATAAAGAAATTGAAACTATTGATAAGTATACTAAAAAATCATCATCAAAATTAGAAAATTTAGAAGATGAATTAAGAGAAGAATTAGGTGAAGACTTTGATGATATTATTAATAATATAATTATAGATTCTGATGATTTAGATGATAATAATAATAATAATAATAAAAAAGAAAAGAAAAAAATAAATATAAAATCTGTCACAAATAAATCTATAAAAAATACAGATAATTCTAAAGAAGATTTTGTCTCAGAAAAACCCAAAAAGAAAATTAAAGTTAAAACTGTACAAAATAATGATAATAAAGATAATAAAGATAATAAAGATAATAAAGATAATAAAGATAATAAAGATAATAATGATAATAATGATAATGATAATAATGATATAAATAATGTAGATATAATCAAAACAAATAACAATGATAATCTAAAAGATAAATATAAAAATAGAAAATAAATAATATCCCTTAACAGCCTATCGGTGTTATAACACCAATGCCAGTTAAGGGATATATTATTTATAGTTGTCAAGTAGAAATTAGCTCATTTAATTGAGTACAATTACATTCTTGTTTACTATCCCATTTTTCAGTGAAAAAGGTGTAATATAATGTGTTAATATAATGTAATAAATATAATATTTATTATTATATTTATGAATAATATTAATATAGATAATAATATAGATAATAATATAGATAATAATATAGATAATAATATAGATAATAATATAGATAATAATATAGATAATAATACAGAAATTTTATTAGATAATGATTTATTAAATTTTATGAAAACAAAAAATGATATTAATAATTTATTAGAAGAAACTAATATTGATTATATAATTGGTATTGATTTAGGTACTACAAATTCATGTTGTTCGGTATTTAGAAATAAACAGATTGAAATTATACCTGATGAAAAAGGTAATAAATATATTCCAAGTTATGTTGGTTTTACAAATGTAAATAAATATGTGGGTTTTGATGCAAAAAATCAAAGTATTATTAATTCTGATAATGTATATTATGAAGTTAAAAGATTAATTGGATTAAAATATTCTGATGAAATTGTTCAAAAAGAAAAACAATTTTTATCATATAAATTTATAGGTGATGAAAATAATAATATAAGATTATTATCAACTCTTGGATATTCTAATTCTAAAACATTTTCACCAGAAGAAATTTCTGCAAATGTCTTAATTAAAATGAAACATATAGCATCAGATTATTTAAAAATGCCTGTTACAAAAGCAGTAATTACAATACCTGCTAGATTTACTGATGCACAAAGACAAGCTACATTTGATGCTGCAACTATAGCAGGACTTGAGGTTGTAAGAATGATTCACGAACCAACATCGGCTGCTATTGCATATGGTCTTGCAAATCGTAAATTAGAAAACGATGAAGTATTAAATGTATTGGTATATGATTTTGGTGGAGGAACATTAGATGTATCAATTGTTGAAATATCAGTTGATGATTTTGGTCAAAATATATTTACAGTTCTTGGATCTGCTGGTAATACTCATATGGGTGGTGTTGATTTCGATAATAAATTATTAGGATACTCGCTCAATAAATTTAAACATCAAAATAAATTAACTAATTTAGAAGGTGTAGAGGCTTTAAGTATACAAAAATTAAAACAATCATGTGAAAATGCCAAAAAAATATTATCAACAAAAAATAAAACTTATATTGGTGTTAAAAATTTTTATAATAATACAGATTTAATTTATCCAATTACACGAAATGATTTAGAAATAATTTGTGGTGATTTATTATTAATTTGTTTAAAACCAATTGATGATGTTTTAGATGCTTCTAAATTAACAACAAATGATATAAATGAAGTTATTTTAGTTGGAGGTATGACTAGAATGCCGTCAATTGTTAAACGTATCGAAATGAAATTTAATAAAAAACCTAATTTATCATTAAATCCAGATGAAGCTATTTCAATTGGTGCCGGATATCAGGGAGCTATATTATCTGGTAGTCTTAATCCATTTACAGATAATTTAACTTTGTTAGATGTTACACCACTTTCAATGGGTGTTGAAACTGTTGGCGGTGTTATGGATGTTTTAATAGAAAGAAATACTATTATTCCATATTCTATTACAAGAACTTATACAACAGATAGTGATTATGAAAAATCTGTTATTATTAAAATTTATGAAGGAGAAAGATCTTTAACAGTAGATAATATTTTTGTCGGAGAATTTGAATTAACAGGTATTGAACCAGAACCACGCGGTATGCCAAAAATTGATGTTACATTTTTTATAGATGTTAATGGTATAGTAACAGTTAGTGCAGAAGATACAAAAACTAAAGAGAAATCATCTATTATAGTTAATTCAAATAAAGGAAGATTAACAAAACAAGAAATATTAAAATTAATTGAGGAAGCCAAAGAATTAGAAATTAGAGATGAGATAGAGAGACGTAAAAAAATGATGCATTATGAATGTGATGATATTTGTTCAAATATCTTAAATAATCTTAATAATATACATTATAAATTATCTGATAATAATAAAGAAACTATACGCAATGATATCACAAATGTATTACAATGGTTAAAAGAAAAAAAATATTATGAACGAAGTGATAATGAATTAGAAAATATTCTAGAAAATCTTAAAAAACGTTATGGTACATTAATAATTAGAGGAGTGTTCGAAAAAGACAATGAAGTTAAAACATTAGATGATACTAATAATATTGTTGGTACAAATATATATTCTAATGAAAATGATGAAAATAATGAATTATTAGATGATAATAATATCATTGATATTATTGATGGAGAATATTCTGAAAAAATGAGTGAAAAAGAATTATCTGAATTAAAAGAATTAAGAAAAAATTTATTTGATTTATGTTATAATATTTTTGATATAATATGTAATGATGGTTTTAAAATTGATACAGATCATAAAACAGAATTAAAAAATTATATCGATGATACATTATTGTGGTTACATATACATGAAAAACCAACAAGAATTGAATATAAACAAAAAATAGATGAAGTAAATGATACATGTGATAAATTAATAACAGAATATGAAAATAAAGAAATATTTTCTGAAAATGAATTATTACAGAATTCAAAAAATCCAAAAAATGAATTGGAAAATATGTTATACAGTTTAAGAATATTAATAGATGAAAATAAAACTATGTTAAAAACAGAACAAATAAAAATATTACAAGAAAAAATTAATGAAATATTTAATATTATATATTCTGATGAAAATCAAAATAAAACTAATGAATTTTATATCAAAATAATTGATGATTTTAATATTTTTTCCCAAAATTTATATAATAATATGAATGGTATCAATTTTAATGTTAGTGTTATAAATAAATCAAATATTATTCTTGAAAATAATCTTGAAAATAATCTTGAAAATAATCTTCAACATAATAATAATAATGATACTGGTACTGATATTGAAACTATATTAAAATTACGTCAACAAGATCAAGAAAAACAATTATTAATTGATACTAATAATCAATATAATCAAGATAATCAAGATAATCAATATAATCAAAATAATCAAGATAATCAAGATAATCAAGATAATCAATATAAAGATATTGAGAATATATTTTAACTTTGTCTAAATTAGTTAACTTTGTCTAAATTAGTTAACTTTGTCTAAATTAGTTAACTTTGTCTAAATTAGTTAACTTTGTCTAAATTAGTTAACTTTGTCTAAATTAGTTAACTTTGTCTAAATTAGTTAACTTTATTTTTAGTAATATTAACAAATAGATTTAAACTATCATTAAATATTTTTTCTAAATAATTAATGTCATTTAATATTTTATTTGTTTTATTTTCTAATTCTTCAATAATTTCTTTTAACATAAATATATTATTTGTCAATTCATCATATTTTTCTTTATTTTCTTGTTTTAATTTATTTAAATTATTTGTATAATTATTATCTATATTTGACAAAGATGATATATTTAATGAATTTATTTCTGTCATAATATTTGTTGTCATAATATTTGTTGTCATAATATAATATATTATATATTATTATATTATTATAATAATATAAACATTTCCGTTAAAATAATCATCATAAATCATAACATTTTTATAGAAATTATGACGAGTATGATTATTTTTTAAAGCTATAAATACTCATAAATTCTGTCATAACCTATTAAAGATTGTGATAGATTGTGATAGATTATGATAGAATGTGATAGAATGTGATAGAATGTGATAGAATGTGATAATTATTTGATACCATAATTATTTTATTCTGTTATAGTAAAAGTATTTAATGAAGTTGATGGTAATACAGATGAATTTAATTTATATGAATTAATTAATGATCTTGTTTTTTCACTTGATAAATTCATTCCTTCGTTAATAATATCAATAGTTGATTCAGATGATTCTGATGATTCTGATGATTCTGATGATTCTGATAAGTCAGTTAGTTTTTCAGTTGATTGAGAAATTAATGACGTATCTGATATTGTTAATTTTGATGTATTTGTTTTTATATTTGATGTTTTTGATATATTTGATGTTTTTGATATATTTGATGTATTTATTTTTGGTGTCATAGATGATGTTGAAATAAAGGATGTTGTTGATTGTTGTGGTTTGATATTTCCTCCATTTTGATATATTTTTTGTTGTTTTAATTTTTCTATTAAATTATCAATATTAGTATTTTGTGTATCAATCGAATTTTTTAAAGCTTCTAATTTAGAAATCATATTATCTTGTATTTGTTTTAATTTATTAATATCTGATTGTAATATATCATAATGATTTTTTTTTATTAATAATTCATCTTGTGTCATTGTTGATAATTTATAAGCTGCACCAATACTATATCTTAATATTAATTCTCTTTTCTGTTGATCTGATCTAACATTATCCATTAGTGTATTTGATAATTTTAATATTCTTATTAAAATATTATGAATAAATCTATTATTTCTATCTTTTATTTTTTCAACAATATCTCTTGATTTTGTTGATAATGTTTCATTAATTTTATCTTCTAATTTTATTATATCCGTATATAATTTTACTAATAAATCAATATTACATGTGAAAGGTGAATCAATATGAGATATTAAATCATAAGTTCTATTATGATCTTTATTTGGATCATAAATATATTTTGCTATAATATTATCAGATGTACCGATATTGATATCTATTAAAAATGTATCATCATCATTATTTATAAATTTAAATAATTGTAATATATTAAATCCTCCTATTAATTGATTATTTGAATTTCTAAATATAAATTCATTTTTGTTTTTATCATGTTCTACTATAATAGAATTATTTTGATCACCTCCAACTATATTAAAATTATTTATTACCATTGGATTTTGTTGAACCTTTGGTTGAACATTTGGTTGAACATTTGGTTGAACATTTTCTATATTATTTAGATCATTATTAATTACATTATTATTTGTATTTAAATTATTTGTATTTAATTTATTTATCTTTTGAGTATTCAACATTTCAAATAATATATATATTATATTATATATATTATTATTTTAACTAAATTATATATTTATAAAATCATTATTAAAATATTCATTTTGCTTTGGATTTTGATTTTGCTTTTTCTGATTTTTCTGATTTTTCTTTTGTTTTTTCTTCAGTTGGTACAGAAGCTTCTTGTTTTGAGGCACTTACTTGTGATGATTCTTCTTTTTTAGAAGAATTCTTAGAAGATTTTTTTGTTACTTTTACTGTTGGTTCTACAGCTACTGGAACTACTGGAACTACTGGAGCTACTTGAGCTACTTGAGCTACTTGAGCTACTTGAGCTACTTGATCTTCTTCTTCAAAATTTACATTGAGAAGATCACCACAATCAGAAAGTGGTACTTTCTTTACATTGTTTTCATGTTTATATACAAGAACTACTGGTTTTCCATCTTTATTGAGTTTTTTAATTGGAACAGTTACTGGATTTTCGAGAAGAACACGTGAACCGGTGTATGCGTACATTTTCTTTTTACTGTTACGAGTACATTCTTTGATTAAAAATACAAGATTTTCACCAATTGCTACTTGATTTTTATCGACAACACGAGAAAGTGCTTTACGTGCTGCTTGTTTTGGTTTTTTACCACGATAACGTCCAGCACGTACTACAGTACCCTCTTTAGATTTGTATACGCAATGGAAAAAACGATCATTTCCAGTTTCTTCTTCTCCTTCACCACCAGTTTGAGGTTTAGTTGTTTTATCAGATTTAGTTGATTTAGTTGATTTAGTTGATTTAGTTGATTTAGTGGATTTAGTTGATTTAGTTGATTTAGTTGATTTAGATGATTTAGTGGATTTAGATGATTTAGATGATTTAGATTTACTTGATTTAGTTTTAGATGATTTTGTAGATTTAGAATCACCTCCTTCTTGAACTGTAGAAACTACTTGTTCTGTTACAGGTACAGTAGCTACTTGTGTGACTACTGGTTCAGTTGTTTGTTTAGTTTCAACAGATTTAGTAGATTTAGATGATTTGCTAGATTTTTTATCTTCTACTGGTTTAGTTTCTACTGGTTTAGTTTCTACTGGTTTAGTTTCTACTGGTTTAGTTTCTACTGGTTTAGTTTCTACACTTTCAGAATCGGATTTTTTAGAGGATTTGGCTGATTTAGATACTTTGGTATTTTGAGACATTTTAATATACTATATTTAAATAATTATTTTTTTAAAAAGAAACACACCTAAAATATATTTAAGGAAATATATGAAAAATATATTTCTATATATTTTTTTATATATTTTATATTATAAAAAAATATTTTTAGTATTCATATATACTTTTTACTATCGTTAAAAATGTTATAGAAAAATAATTATAATTATAATTTATAATAAATAAAAAAAATAAATAATATTATTTATGTTAATAATATTATTATATTTTATATAAATTATATATAATGAAAAAAATTAAATACTCTGATATCATAAATTATTATTTAAAAAATGATTATAAAATTAAATCTGATATATTGATAAATTTATCATTTCATATTGATAGATTATATGACAATTATATTTTGACCACTGATGAAAGAAAAAAAATAAATTCATTAGTAAATGATACAATAAATAATCTTAATAATTATTATAACAAAATTATTTTAATATTATCACCAGATAATAAATTAGATAATTATGATAATGAAAATGATCATATAAATGATAAAGAATTTAAATTAGAAGAAGATATAGAAATTAATCAACCAATATGTAATTTAAATTCATTAATAGAAACAATAAATATATGTAGAGAAAATAATACTGTTAGTGATTTTTATCCAAAATTAATTTTGCCAAATTTTAACAATATTGATTCAATGATAAAAAAAATATGTACTTATATTGGTTTATCATCAATTGATGAAATATTAAATTTATATACTGCAAATATAAATAGTGAAATTAAAATAAATAGTGAAATTAAAATAAATAGTCAAATTAAAATAAATAATGTAGATATTAATAAATTTGAATTAGTTAGAAAAACTTTTGTTCCAATAAGTTGTGTTTATTTAGCTGATAAACGTATTGATAAAAAAAATAAAATTTTTGAATTATTAAATAGAAAAAATAATGATGGAAAATATTCTTTTTTATTAGGTAATATTTATCAAGTTAAATTAAGAATAAATAAACTAAAATCAGTTATAGAAATTAATGGTTATTTTCAAATTGATTCTATTAATAGTATTATTAGAACAAGTCAATTATGTAATGAATATTTATTTGAAAGAAAGAAAATGATAATAAATGAATTAGAAAATATAATTGATATTGATAAAAATTTTAAATCATCATATGTTAAAAATCTTACAATTGGTGAATTATTATTATGTGAATCTAATAATTGTATAAAAAAAATAACAGAAGATTATAATAAATATACTAAATATTCAAATATGATATTTAAATCTGTAATGAATGAATTTATACATTCAGATATTGTTATTAAATTTGAAATTATTAAATTTCTTTTATTAGGTTCATCTACATCTATTAATATTGCTGCTCTTTTATTCGGTATTACAAAAGATCATAAAGAATCAATTGATAATAATTCAAAACCTACATTAATATCAGATATTATTTATAAAAATTTAAAATTTATAAGTCAAGCTAAATTAAAAAAATCAGATACTATCATATTACAAGAATTAGAAAAGATTAATTCAATGAATACTGGTGATATTGATCTTAAAAAACAAATTTTAGCAAGTAAATCTATGCCAGATTATGTTAAAAAAATTGCATTAAGTAAATTAGATGAAATAAAATCTGGATCATCTGAAAATTATAAGCATCTTGATTATGTTAAAACATTAATAGATTTTCCATGGATAAGTAAAGATTATACAGATATATTTAGTATTCTTAATAATGATAAAGAAAGTGCTAAAGAATTTATTGATAATGCAAAAATTAAAATGAATGATATTATATTTGGTCATAATAAATGTAAAGAAACTATAATAGAATTAATTGCAAAATGGATATCTAATCCAAACAGTATTGGTAAATCTATTGGTTTAAGAGGACCACCTGGTGTTGGAAAAACATTATTTGGTAAAACATTAGGTGATATATTAAATATTCCTTTTTCACAAATTAATGTTGGTGGTATTGACGATGCATCAATTTTATCAGGTCATTCATTTACTTATAGTAATGCACAACCAGGATTAATTGTTCGTAAAATGACTCAAACAGGATATCCTCGTTGTATTATATTTATAGATGAAATAGATAAAACCGGTATTAAATATGGTATTAATGAAGTAATGAATATTCTTATTCACATAACCGATTCAAATACAAATGATAATTTTAATGATAAATTTTTTCAAGAAGTAACATTTCCATTAAGTAAAGTATTATTCATATTTTCATATAATGATCAATCTAAAGTTGATAAAATTTTATTAGATCGTATTGAACAAATCAATGTTGATCCATATACAACATTTGAAAAAATAGAAATATTTAAAAATCATATATTAAAAGAAATATGTGATGAAATAAATATGGATATTGAACAAATATTATTCGAAGATACTGTAATTGAATATTTAATTGAAAATTTTACTTATGAATCTGGGGTGAGAAATCTTAAAAGAAAAGTAGAAAAAATATTATTAAAATTAAATCTTGATAAAATTTATTCAAGAGGATTATTTGATAAAAATAAAAACAATAATAATAATAAAATAATTATTACAACTGAATTAATTGATTCTATTATTGATAAAACTAATATTAATATTAAAAAAATTATGCCAAATTCATGTGTTGGTATTATAAATGGTTTATATGCAACTGATTCGGGAATTGGTGGTATATTACCTATATTAATTTATCGTAATTGTAATAATAGTAAGAAATTTAAATTAAAATTAACAGGATCTCAAAAATCTGTTATGAAAGAATCAATACAGTTTTCTTTTACTATTGCAACAAATTTATTAAAATCTGAAATAATAAATAAATTTATAGAAGATAATCCAGACGGATTACATATTCATACACCTGATGGATCAACACCTAAAGATGGTCCTAGTGCAGGTGCAGCATTTACAACTGCTTTTATATCAAAGATATTAAATTTACCAATAAAAAATAATATTGCAATGACTGGAGAAATAGAAACAAATGGAATGATTACAGCAATTGGTGGATTAGAAAGCAAATTACATGGAGCAAAAAAAGCAGGTGTTGAATTAGTTTTTATACCTTCTGAAAATAAAATTGATTTTGATAAAATAATCAAAAAAAATAATAAATTAATATGTAATAATTTTAATGTAAAAATTGTATCTCATATATCTGATATATTAGATTTTGTATTATTAGATAATATATCAAATTATTCAGTAGATAGCAAAACTTTTAATCATGAAAAATATTTCAATTCTGCGTTTATATAAAAAAAATTTGAAATTTAATTAATTTATATAAAGATATGACTATTATTGAATATTTAAATATGAAAAACAAAGATAATAATACTGGAGATAATATTAATTTAGATATAGAGTTAGACGATAATGATATTTTTGATAATTTAGATGATCTTGATAATTTAGATGATTTAGATAATTTAGATTGTGGTAAATATTTTCAGAATATTTATGATAATATTATTAATGATACTGATAATATTGCCACAAATAAATCTAAATGTTCGCGATGTGATTCATCTGAATTTATAGAAGATCATACAAATGGTATTATTTTTTGTGATAACTGTGGTGAAGTTATCAATAATTTATTCGATTCTACTCCAGATATTAGATCATATGATGATGATAATAAACAAGACAATAAAAGATTCAATAAAGTCACTAATGAATTGTTACCTCAATCATCGATGGGTGCAAAATTACCATCAAATGTTAAAAGTAATTTAAAAAAATTACAAAATTGGGGAGCAATGCCGTATCGAGAAAGATCATTGTATAATGATTTTAAAATTATTAATGAAAAATGTGAAAATCTTAAATTAAATAAAAATATACAACAATCTGCTAATATTTTTTATGCTGCAGCCAAGAGTTGTAAACATCCATCTGGTGAAAATATTGGAAAACATATCATAACAAGAGGAAAAAATAATAAAGGTATTCAAGGTGGTTGTATTTGGATTTCTTGTAAAAAAACAAATACACCAATATCTACAAAAGATATTGCTGAACAATTTAATCTAACTATTAAAGAATTAAATAAAGGTATTAAGAGTTTAAAAAAATTATTAGAAATAAAAAATATGACAGTTCAATTAAATATAATTGGATCAGAACATTATGTAAAAAAATATTGTACAGAAATGAATATCAAAAATTATTATATGGAACAAGCAATTAAAATAGCAAAAAATATAGATAAATTAAATATTATTACTGAACATACACAATTTTCTATTGCTGCAACTAGTGTTTTAATTATGGCTGAATTAAATTGCATTACAAATATGACAAAAAAATCTCTTAAAAATTTATTCGGTGTATCAAACGTTACTATTAGTAAAACTTATAAAAAATTAGAAAAAATTAAACATATATTGATTGATGATGAAAAAGTAAATAAACTTATTATTAAAATTAATAAATTAAATGAAGCACAACAATTAACTGAAGATATTAAAAAACGTATGGAACATTTTGGTATAAATAATACTGAAAATAATACTGAAAATAATACTGAAAATAATACTAAAAATAATACTGATAATAATATTAATAATAATACTGATAATAATAGTTATAATAATAGTGATAATAATAGTGATAATAATAAAAAAGAAAAAATTATAATTAAAAATATTAAGACTGATAATAATTTAAATATAGATGAAATACCTAAAAAAAAGATTAAAAACTCTAAATTAAAAATATAAAATATATAAATAAATATAATATTATTTTTTTATCTATAATATTATTATTATGACTAATAATGAAATAATATGGATATTAATAGTATTATTATGTATTTTTATTGGATTATATATTTTAAATGATAAAAAAGAAAATCTTGAATATGATTATGGATATGTAAAACATACTTGTCAAATTAATCCACCAGGAAAATATATTCATACATGTAATAATTGTAAACTTAATACCAAATATGATGTAATGAAATGTGATTGTAAAGATACAGCTGATTTTGATAGAACAACTTTATTACATAATGTTTCAAAATGTAAAAATATTGAAAATATAGATGGTAAATTAGAATGTGTTGCGAATAATAAATAATAAATAATAAATAATAATAAATAAAAATTGATTTTTATATTCTTTTTATTATATTTCTTATAGTTTATTATATTTCTTATGTTTACAAAAAAATCTTATTCTAAAAAATCTAGTTGGAAAAATGATATAGATATACAAAACTTACCATTTGATTATACATGGGAAAATATTTTTAATGAAATATTTAAAGATAAAAGAATAAAAATTATAAATAATTTATTAAATAAATATATTAAAAATAATGACACAAACTTAAAATCATCCAAAGATGATTTATTGCCTCAGGAAAAAAGCCATACTTCTTATTTTGATACTGCTTTATTATATCCTAAACCTAATTATATATTTAAAGCATTTTGTATGACACCTTTAGATGAAGTAAAGGTTGTATTTATCGGTCAGGATCCATATTTTAATAATGAAATATATAAAGATCGTATAGTTCCTCAAGCATATGGATTATCATTTTCAGTACCAATTGGTTTTGAAATACCATCATCGTTAAAAAATATTTATAATAATTTAAAAAAATATGGTCATATTAAAAAAATACCGTCATCTGGATGTCTTGATTATTGGGCATATCAAGGTTGTTTAATGTTAAATACATCATTAACAGTTATTGATGGACAAAAAAATTGTCATTCTTCAGAATGGAAATGGTTTACTGATAAAATTATTGAGGAAATATCAAATAATCTTACAAATATTGTATTTGTATTATGGGGTGGTGAAGCTTATAAAAAAATTGATTTAATAGATCTTGATAAACATAAAGTTATTATTAGTTCACATCCATCGGGATTAAGTGCCAATAAAGAATTTAAATCTTATCCTGCTTTTGTTGATCAAGATCATTTTGGTCTAATAAATTCCCATTTAATTGTTCCAATAGATTGGAATCTTGAGATTTCTTAAAATATTCAACTATATCTAATAATTCTTTTGTATTGCTAACATCTGATTTTCCTTTTTCTATATATTTTGGTCTTTCAAGATCAACTATTAATACAATTCTATGATAATCACTATTGTTTATAGCATAATGTGTTTTTGAATCATCAAAAATTAACCATTTATTTTTTTGATGTTCACCTGGTGTTGCCATATTTTCATTATCTTCTTTTACATAAATATAACATTCTTCTGGAACTATTAATCCATAATTACATCTTAAAACATTATTTGAATGATTACCCGATCCTTTATGTTCATTTAATCTTGTATGCGGTGATAGAACTGATAATAAAGCAATTTTTAATTTTGGTAATGATTTTAAAAATTCTGTTAATTTTGGCATTTTTTTACAATTTTCAGGTGACCAAGTTCCATAATAATAAAATGGCATAATTTTCCACATATTATTTGCTGTATCATTTAATTTTATATCATTTAATTTTATATCATTTAATTTTGTATCATTTAATTCTGTTTCCATCAAATCCATCAAATCTATCCAATCATTTAATTTATTCATTTTTAATACTGTTTTTAATTCTTCATGAATATCATCATTATATAATTTTATATTTTCTAATTCTGGATAAATAGATATATCATAAAATTTTTTATTTAATTTATTTTTATTTAATTTATTTTTATCTAATTTACTTTTATCTAATTTATTTTTATCTAATTTATTTTTATCTAATTTACTTTTATTTAATTTATTTAGAAATTTTAATGCAAAACTAATAACCAATAAATTTAATATTAAGAATATTATCATTGTTTGTGGTGCCATATATTATATAAATAAAAAATAAATAAAAATAATAAACACTATAATAATGATGTATATTCTGAAATTTCATGCAAATATTTAAAATATATACCATATTGAAAAATATTATATATTATTAATTTATATTTTCCTCTTTTTGTTATATCAGTTGATGTTATATCATAATTTGGATTATTTATAATTAAAAGAAGATAATTATATTTACCACCAAATATATTATTTTGTATAATAATCTTAAACATTTGACACATTATATTATTTTTTTGATCATTATTATGATCTTTATAATAACAATTATTATTTTCTATATCTAACATTTTATAATATTTTGATTTTTTTGTTTTTTTTATTAATTTACTATCTATATTTTTTGTTATATCTCCGTAAAAATATGGATATTTTTCTATAAAATCAAATGTTCCTTTAGTTTCTCCATCTTTATCAACGAATATAATAATATTGTTTTGTAACTCATCAAATAGTTGTTTACATTGATTAAATGACATCATTTATTATGATAATTGTAGTTATTATTATATTGTAAAATATATAATATATAATTTTTTTCAATTTTTATAATATATGAAAAATAAAACTATTATTTTTTTAGTATTAGTTATACTTGCTTTATTATTTCTATATAATACACAAGAAAATTTTACTATGACTGAACAATCAAATGAAGCTGTACAAAATATTGCATCTGTATATGCTAATACCAGTGGTACAATTACTGTTAATAATTTAAATGCAACAGGTGCAACTAATTTAAATAATCTAGATGTATCTGGAACAGTGAATGTATCTGGAACAATGAATGTTAATAGTACAATTACTACTAATAATTTAAATGCATCAGGTTTAACTAATTTAAATAATCTAGATATATCTGGAACAACTAATTTAAGTAATATCAATATTAATGGTTCAATAAGTTATAATAATAGTAAACCATTTACATTAACTATTTCTATTGGTGTGTATAAAGGACCAATTTATGATACATCTGGTAATACATTTCCAATAGATAAATATACTATTAAACAAATAAGTGGAGCAAATGTTGCAATTGGTGTAAGAAATAATAAATGGTGGATTACACAATTTCCTACTTGGAATGCATGGACACAAGCAGTTGTAGAAATAATTTCTATTCCATTAAATCAATATTATTCAAGTTATAGTAATTCTGGAGCAATAACAGTTGATGCACGTGATGATGATAAATTTCAAAATGGTGGCGAATGGGGAATTGGACCAATTAATAGCGGTCTATCTAATTATGTGGTATATGATGGAAATGGTAACAAGTATGTTTTACAAAATAATGTTACTGTAAATTCATAAGGTGTCAGTATCAAATAATCATCACATTTTCCCAAGGCTTGCAAATATATTATGATATATTAGTATCTCATAATATATTCGCAAGGCGTCGTTTGAAATAAAAAAAATATTTTTATTTATTTTCCCAAGCCTTACAAATATATTAGTATCTCATAATATATTCGCAAGGCGTCCGTTGAAATCCATTAAAATTAGATGCAGCAGCCGTTGTATATGCTCCGGAATCTTCTATATAAACAGATTCACCGATTGCGAGATCTGGTAGTTTACATGATTGAGCGATTGTATCCATTGAATCACAAGTTGGTCCATATACTGTACAATCATATACTTTACCATCTCTCTCATTAAATGGTTTGATTTGTGGTTTAGCATGATCAAACATAATACAATTAAAAGAACCATATACCCCATCATTAAGAGTATATGCAAATTTTACTTCTTTTGTTTGTTTATCTACTATTTTATTCTTTGCAATGACATTTAATACAAGAGTATGTGATGCCGATGCGAAATATCTGCCTGGTTCTGCAATAATCTGTAATCCATAATCTTCAGGAAAATCTTGTTCTGAAAAATATACATCAATAGATTCATTAATAGTTTTGGCAATATCTTCAAATTTAATATTAGTATCATCGGTTCCTGGAAATCCTCCACCGATATCTAATATTTTGAGTGTATAACCATTATCGCGTCCAATATCAAAAACCTTTCTAGATCTTTCAATAGCTGTTCTGTATGCATCAACATTTTTACATCCCGATCCTACATGAAAAGATACACCAACAATATCTAATCCAATCGTTTTTGCGAGTTTCATTAAGCCATCCACATCATCAATATCCGCACCAAATTTAGAATTAAATCGACAAACAGAATGCGAATCATCTACTTTTATTCTGACAACTAGTTGAGCATTTGGGTGATAATTTACAATTTTGAGTAATTCGTACATATTATCAAATGTCATAAGATCAACATCTACACCACGAGCATATCTAAGATGTGTATCGGCTTTTGCAGGATTTGCAAAAATAATTCGACTTGCATCATTATTTGTTGCTTCTAATGCAAGAATGATTTCATTTTTACTCGCACAATCAAAATTTACTCCTAACATTGCAAGCGTTTTAATAAGAAGCTGGTCTGGATTACATTTAATAGCATAATATGGTTTAATTCTGGATAAATGCTCCATCCATTTTTTATATTGACTTATTATAACTGAAAGATCAACAATAAAAAATCCTGTATCTAGATGTGATTTTTCCATAGTTGTTTTTATTACATCAATTATTGATGTATCTTTTTCATATGTTGTAATATCTCTTTCATTAAAGAATTGTGTTAATTCTGTAAAATTATCAATGTTAGTAGTTATAGGTTGTTCTTCCATATTTGTATAATATATTTATTTTATATTATATAAAAAATTTAGATACGCAATATAAATAAAAAATCAATTTTTTATATTCTAGTGTATCTTTTATCCGCCTGAAAAATATATTCCTTCTAATATTCTATATTGAGAATTATTATCTCCTAGATATCTCCTAGATATCTCCTAGATATCTCCTAGATATCTCCTAGATATTTACAAAAATCTACAATATCAATATTTGAACATAATATTTGATATATTATTATTTTCATATGTTTAATTATACCAATTAATTATACCAATTAATTATACCAATTAATTATACCAATTAATTATACCAATTAATTATACCAATTAATTATACCAATTAATTATACCAATTAATTATACCAATTAATTATACTAATTAATTATTACTTAATAATTAATATAAATAATAATATTTTTATAATATAATATATTTATATATATATATATGAATAAACAAACAGTTACTATATCAGTTATTGTAATAATTTTATTATTATTATTATTATTATATAAAAAACAAGAAAATTTAACTGAGGGTGAATCAATTACAAATCTTTCAAATGAAGCCATTCAAAATATTGCTTCTGTTTATGCTGACCAAACAAAAACAGCATATTTTAATAATTTATCTGTAACAAATAGTTTGCAAACAAATAGTTTACAAACAAATAGTTTACAAACAAATGGCAATGTAGATATATCTGGTAATATCAATGTTACTGGTAATATTATTAATAATGAAACTATACAAACACCTCAAGTAAATACACACATATTATCAAATAATGATGGTACTGGACAAGGATTAATAGATGTAAAATCTACATTACATTTTAATGGTACTGGATTAAGAAGATGGACAATACCTATGGCAACAAAAATGGCTGCCGGTGGGACTGGTATACTATTAATTACAGATCCAAGTGGATCGACATATAGTGCTGATAAGTGGGTAATATGGATAGCCGGCATAAATGCACAGGGCGCTTTTATGACTGTTCCATATGTTGGTACGGATAATAAATGGTACATGGCATATGCATTTCCAATGCCACCTACATGGCCTAATTCATCAGTTGATGTATTAGCTATACCAATATCGATATTTGAATTGGTATGGAATAATACAACAAATGGAATTACATATAATCCAGGAATTGGAGATTCAATAGTATGGGCATTCCAAACTACAGGTCGTGGGTAATACCATCAACACCAAATAACAATGTCACTGTTAATACTTAATTAAACATGAAAATATAGATATATGCTTTTTTAATATTAAAAAAAAAATAAAATAATTATCTAAAAATATAAATAAAATAAAAAAAGTAATAATTTTGTATATTTACTTTTTATAGCTTTCTAACCGATAAAAAGTAATAATTTTATATATTTACTTTTTATAGCTTTCTAACCGATAAAAAGTAATAATTTTATATATTTACTTTTTATAGCTTTCTAACCGATAAAAAGTAATAATTTTATATATTTACTTTTTATAGCTTTCTAACCGATAAAAAGTAATAATTTTATATATTTACTTTTTATAGCTTTCTAACCGAT